GTTAATAAACTTTTATGACTAACAAAACGATCAAAATTTGTTAGGTTCATTACTATACCCTGATAAAAAAATCGTGTCATGTCTGTGCCGTCCACCACGTTGCGAGTTAGAAGCAAACTCAAATGGACGCGCCCATCAAGCCCCGGTACACATACGTCGATCAGCAAATTGACTATTTAGAAACCACTATCAGAGATGCTATAAACGTACGGGATCTCAATTACTGGCGGGAAGTTGGAGAACTTTCGCTCTATGATAACGTCACGATATCTACAAATATAAGAACCGCTTTCCAGAATCTCTTGAAAATATACGAAACCTCCCACGAGGTTTCCACTATTATTGAGGAAACTGTAATTTTACTTCAAAATTGTGCGTGGTGTGCCTTGAACGTCATGTACGTGGAAGATTATCTGGAACACGTGAATAATGTGAGTGAAAATGTTTTACGAGTATTTCACAGGATTAGTTATCCGTATCTTCGCACCGAAATGATCATGGCGAACCACCACTGTGAAATGATTCAGCGCGTCTGGAGGCGCTGCGCAACTGACCCGGTGCACCCGGTTTGCCGCCGCCGCCTCACCAGGGAGTTTGACATGATGGTTTAAAGCATAGAACTATATGTAATGTAGCGAGAATGTATTGGCAACTTTTTCAAATTATCATCGTGACGTTCGTCCCCTTCGTCCCCGTGAACCCCGTTATTCGTCACCACCCAGACCTCACGAAGTACCTATGGACCTTCGAGTGTAATGGCTTCGATTCCATCTACGACTTTTTTGTAAAAAACCAGGGTAAAATTAAGAATCTATATTCCAAGATGAAGTTATTTTACACTGACACGATGGCAGCGAGGCAATTAGAAAACAAAAATTGTTAAAAAGTAAGATGATAAATTGTCAAAATATTTGTGTTGCAATTTTTGCTAGCGCATATATAATTTTATATGTGTTATTTTTTTGGAACATCAAAGAAATCTGGTGAGCCATACTCCCAAAAATTCATTAAAGTTTGTCTAAAGTCTTTTTTTGAATTTGGAATGTGAATTGGTTTCGTCCACACCTCAGCTACTTGAACTCCCGTATCTTGCATCTTCTTTTCTGGAACCCTTGAGATTACTTTCCCTATAAATGTTCCTAAAAAGAAGGTTATAATCATTCCAATCATTTTTCAAAAACAAAGTGTAATACCTCTAAGTGTCTAAAACTTTCGTGTCGTGTCTCTGCTTAGTGTCTTGGCTCGTACTTCAATCAAGTCTTTCACAATGTACATCTGCGTTTCACCTTCCCATGAGGAAGGACTCACTGGTCTTGTCTATGTGAACCCTACGGACGCTCGTTCGCCCTACGTCATCATCAAGGACCGGTGGGTTTACCGGTGTGCGCCTCACGCTGATGTTAAAAGAGGGCATATTGCTATGAACCTCGTCCAACGTCGTCAAATCAAAGAAAACGAGTTTGGAACCGATATCGAGGTTAGGGACTTTTACGTACCTATGAACCGCGAATTTGGTCTTTCAAGTCTGACGCTGGTCGTCGATTTTCTTTATAAGCAGACAGACCTGCCAATGCCAGACTTGGCAAGTGTCGCAAACGCTTTCAGGACCCACTATGAAGGTCACGTATTGCAGACTGATCAAGTTTTACTTTTATATTTTAACGACCAGATGCTTCGCCTCACTGTGACGAGCGTCTCGCTTGGTCTCGTGACGCACAAGACGGAGATTGGCATCCAGAGAAATTAGCTTAGAGTTTAAACTCGTTTAATGACCATGTACTTTTTCGTAATTGCCGTCTGGGCGTGGTCTCTGTATCTTTCTCATCGCACGTATCGTTCCATCTTTTACCCACCACCCGAACTCGAGTCTGACGCCGACTCTGACGTCGAGTCTGAGACGGAGGATGATCCGTATATTTATTAGTTAGAGCCCATCCGCGTGTTCAAAGTAAATCCCGAGAAACTTAGGGAGAAGGATGGTGAACACGTTTGTGATATCGGGAAACCTTCAGGAGTGCGTAAAAGCACTCGACTACCGGCGGTTGGGGAAGCAGCGCGTGGAGGCGTATCAGATTTGGCGAACGCTCATGGGAATCACAAAAGGGTGGCGAAATCACCCAGCTGTTAAAATGTGGGACGGGTACACTTGTTTTTTAGCCATGTATTGCAATGCTTGTATCGACGAATGGGTACTTCGTGGGTACAAGAATAATATGCAGAAATTACCTCACTGTGGAAAACCCCACCCTCCGTGGTGGTGGGGTCGTGAGGATGTGACCAAGTCACACCAGGCGGCGCTCAATCGTAAAAAACCAGACTATTATAAGTTTGATGTTCTCCAGAGTGAGTATCCGGGGTACGTGTGGCCGACGAAGATAACTTAGAGCTGTCTCGTGTATTATATATAAATGGTAAGAAGTGGTAAAGATTGTCTTGCAAAGGGAATTAAGTACGAGAATGAAGTATTTATCGACCTCCTACGTATTTTTGAAAAAGATGGATGGTCTGTAGGTTCTCCTGCCGGTGCAAAAAACGTTCCAGATATAACAATGACACGAGGCGCTGAGAAGATACCTTTTGAATGCAAGACTTTTAATGCATTCGAGGGCGGACAAGAAACACTCAAACTCGTAAATGGTCATTTCGAATTTCGTGGCGAAATTCTTTGGGATGGGAAGGTTCCTGCATGTCTAACAGACAAGAATTATGACACATATCTAAAAGAAAAAAAACCAGATTTTGATGATATATCAATACCCACAGAGGATCGGTCAACTGTTGCCAAGTATTACAAGAACAAGGGAATTTACTATATTAGTGTTGAAGGCAGAGGTCTATACCATACGGGTGAAGACCCTCTTGGATTAGGAGTTCCTCTTTTTGAGGCTGATACTGTATGGAGAATTAGGTTGAAATATCATAGTATGACAAACTATTCAATCACGGCATCTAATGAATATGTTGCCAAGTCACTCAAGAGATCAAACAAGAATCTACAGTGGTGGCATGATAATCACCTCTGAGGACTCCTTCGAGGCGTTCATCCCATATGCCCAACTCTCGGTGAAAATGCGACACCCTTTGTATAACTCACGTATGTAATCGCAATCATTATAACTTAGTATCCAGTCTTTTCGTCCCTTCATTGTCTCTGCAAATGCTTCATGGTCAAACGACTCGTGCATGTCCCCGTCCTTTCCATAGATGTAAGTCTTGATATAATAGGGTGGATCGGCGTACACGAGCGTTTCTTCATTTTCTGGGTGCGCGTTTAAAAACTCACAGCAATCCATATTAGAAAACTGAATTCGCGCCAAGTCGTTCGTTTCGAGGGTCCTGAGGGACGAGTCGTTGAGCCGACCAGTGGCTGCTTGCGCCGAGTAACCACCGCAAAAAGTGGAGCCACTGAAGGAACACCTGTTGATGATGTAATAGGCAGCCGCTTGTTCAATCGATTCAATATTCATAATATTTGTTCGAAATTTCATAAACTTTTCTTTTGTAACGGGCATTTCGTCTCGAACCCTTTGTATGAGAGTTTGAGCGTTTGATTTAAGCACGGTCCAGAATGTATACAGCGGTCCAAACAGGTCATTTGCTAGGACCGTGTACCCATCCTCTGACATGGCAATTTCGAAGCTCCCTCCCCCAAAGAATGGCGACAGGATAACCTTTCTTCCAGGGAAGTGAGTATTTACGTAGTTTTTCAAAATTTTCACAGCCCTTGTCTTACCGCCCGGATATCTCAAGGGTGACTTCATGCTTTAAATAATATCGCCCACCTTAACTGTATCTTTCCACCAAAAAATGAGGGTAAATCTATCCGAATCAAGTACTTTCTTAACTCCGTGCATATTTACAGCGCCATTAAAAAACGTGAGCGCTCCAGTGACTGGTTTATATGTAACGCCTTTTTCTGTATAAAATTCACCTCCTCCATAATTATTATTCAAATAAATCAAACTATTAAAATCTGTATCTTCCCGTCCACGGGAATCATGTTTGTGAAGCCCACCTTCAAAGTTTTTAGGCCAGATTTGAATTTGAGCTTGACTGCATGTAAGACGTACAGATAATTGTTCCTGTAAAAAACACTTGACTTTGACAACAATAGGGTCATTCGTTATATCTATTGTACGTTTATCCCAATTTTCGACGCAATCCCTGTCATTTTCAAATTTATTCCATTGTTCTGTCATTCTATTTGCATAATTCTGACATAGTGATTTTTCCAAAAAATTCTCAAATACAAAAACGGTATCGTCCATTTCACTAATAAAATAGTGGTTTTAACCTTTAAAGCTTCGCGCTTTAAATTATATAGCAATGCTCAGTCCTCGCAATTTAGCCCAGAAGAAATATATAGAACTTTTGTATTCAGCAGTTCCTATCATTATCGGCACTGGACCGGCTGGAACTGGTAAAACTCTCTTGGCGTGTCACGCAGCTTCAAAGGCTCTTGCGAGTGGTCGGGTTCAGAAACTCATTTTAACCCGACCAGCTGTGAGTGTGGATGAGCAGCATGGTTTTCTTCCCGGAAGTGTTGAAAAGAAGATGGATCCATGGACTCGCCCGATGTTTGACGCTTTGCACCGGTATATGAGTCCTAAAAAGGTGAATGAATATATTTACGACCGAAAGATTGAGATTTGTCCCTTGGCATATATGCGCGGAAGGACGTTTGATAACGCGTGGATTATTGGGGATGAGATGCAGAATAGCACACCTTCGCAAATGAAGATGCTCTTGACGCGTATTGGTGAAAATTCCAAGATGAGCATTGCCGGTGATGTGCAGCAATATGAGCGTGGGTTTGAACAGAATGGTCTATCTGATTTAATTGCAAGAATCTGTGAAAACTCAAATGATATTTCACATATTAAATTCAGTGATGATGATGTTGTCCGCAACCAGGTTATTAAGGAAATCCTTAATATGTACAAGTAATGGACGTCAGGAACCGTCTCACTGAACTGTCAAATCTCCGTGATATGGGGTTTTTCAAGGATCACGCGAAATATCTTCAAAAATTGAAGAGTGAAGGACTGGAACCCAAAGTTATATATGATATCGGGAGTTGCGTCCTTTACTGGACAAACGAGGCTAAAAATATATGGACCGATTCAAAGTACGTTCTGTTTGATGCTTTTGAACCTGCTGAGTTTCTGTACGAAGGCTATGATTATCATATAGGGGTCCTGAGTGATTCTACAAAAACAGTCGAGTGGTGGCAGAATGATATGATGCCTGGTGGAAACTCGTATTATCGCGAAATAGGTTGCACNGAATTTTTCAAGGATGGTATGAGTACTATCAGACCTACTAAAACTCTTGACGATGTTGTCAAGGAGCGAGGGTTTCCGCCACCAGACTTTATTAAAATTGATGTTCAAGGGTGCGAAGTTGATATACTCAAAGGCGCGACCGAAACTCTCAAGACTGTAAAGGACCTCGTGGTCGAGCTTCAACATAGTGAGTATAATAAGGGTGCGCCACAAGTCCAGGAGTCACTCCCTTTTATAGAATCTCTGGGATTCAAATGTGTTTCCCCTATGTTTGCATATAACGGACCGGACGCAGATTATCATTTTAAAAAAATAGACAAATAGTAAATGACTAAGAAGGGTGCTGTACTATCCTCGACCGATCCTCAAATTGTGACTAAAATTCTTTCACTAAACCCCAATTGGTATTATACTTGGGGTACCACTGCTATCCTCGGTCTTGAGAATATTCCATTCACCCCCATGTGTTGGGGATCTAAATCAGTTTCAAAATTAGGAGTACCAGTACCTACCCTTCTTGGATTCAATGAGCCGGATGGTGCGGCTCAGTCCAACCTGACTCCCCAGCAGGCTTTTAATTTATGGCCAAAATTAGAGGAGGCTTCGTCCCGTCTGGGAAGCCCCGCTATTGCGGGGAACGCTTCCAAGGCTGGGTCATGGTTGGAGACTTTTTCTAATTTTAATCCAAAATTAGATTTCGTGTGTGTGCACTGGTATGCTCCACCTAACGCTGACTCATTTTTAAAACAAATTGATACCATCCATGAGAAATACCAGAAGCCTATATGGATCACAGAGTTTGCAGTGGCTGACTGGGCTGGAAAGCACCCAGGTGGTTATGATATCAATTTAGTTTCAAAATTCATGATGGATGCCTGTGCTGGTCTCGAGTCTCGGGACTTTGTGGAACGGTACACGTGGAAGACACGTACTTTATCTGACGCCAACCTTGGCACAAGCTCCCTATTCAATGACGACGGAACTCTCACGTCACTTGGTGCAATATACTCTCAATTATAACGGACCAGATGAAAAAAATCGTGTCTTGTCCTCGCCTAGAGTCTCAAAACCTAGAAAGACAAACACACTAAAATGCAGGCACTGTTCAAGCTTCGCTCAGCTCCGAGGAGCTTTGTTCGGTGTGTGATGGGCAAACCCTATACCGGTGATGAATNGGAACTATGGAGGGCGAAGGAGTTGAAGGAGCAGACGAGCCCCCCCGCACCGGAGAAGTTCACCAAGTCGTTTCAGGACTACCTTAACTCAAGGCTTACATATGAGGAAATGATGAATCAATCTGACGCAGAGAAGAAGCCACCTCCACCCAAGGTTGTTAGAGACTAGATAAGTTTAATATATAAATGCTTCTTTGCACCAATTGTGCATTCTATTCTGAGAGAACAAAAGCCTGCACAAAATACTGGAAGCCCGCCGTCGAGGTCAGTCCGGATCCCAAGCTTTGCAGTCCAGTGGCAAAATTAGGGCTTGTGGTCGTGGCTGTTCCAGACGAAAATGGGGCAAAGAATATCCTCTGCAAGTATTAATTACCCGGGGGGTGCAATTTTGGTTTAAAATTAAGAAAGGGGTAGGGGCAACTAATTTTGTATTAAAATTGAAGGAAGGGTCCCTCCCGCGGATGAAAAAATCGTGTGATGTCCAGGCTTGTGTATATGACGGTTATGAAGGAGTAAAAAACCATGGAGTGCTCGGTGTGCCTTGACGTCATCGCGGAGGGGGCTGAGCACCGTACGACGTGCGGCCACGTGTTTCACGAGACGTGTATGACGTGGTGGCTTCGGCGCGCGACCACGTGCCCCTTATGTCGTACGACGGTCTCTGAAGCCCCCACGGCCCCTGACGAGGCCTCAAGAGTGGCGGGGCTTCTGGCGCGCTCCAGGGAGCTCAGCGAGGGGATGCGTGCTGATATCAGGGCGCTCAGGGCGGTCCTCGCCGCTCAAGAGGCGGCTGCAGCGGCGGCTCGGCTGAAGTCCGCACAGCGCTCGGCTTGGGCTCGCGCCGCCGCCAAGCACCGCATGCAGGTCGCGCTGAGTCAGATGACCCCCGCTGCGGTGGCGGAGATGGAGGAGCAGCGCAAGGCCAAGCGGTCAGCAGCGGCCAAGCGCGCGGCCGCCACACGAGCGGTGAACCGCATGGCTCTAGTGACGTGTAATACGGAGTGACAAGCGGGGCTTCGCCCCTGCACCCCACCCGCCGCCCACAGGTGGTCCCTTTCGCAAAAACTTCGTGTGGTGTCGGCGTCAGTGTCCCCCTACTCAAGGAAAGGCAAACTCGAGGCACCCAATAAAATGGATGACTGCAAAAGTTTTCGAGAGGCTCTGAATGAGTTTAGATACGACCTCCTCGAAGATCCATATCGCAACAAACTGCCATATATTTCTATGTATCGGCTTGACAAGACGTTCCATCAGAACCAGAACAAACTTTCTAACGCTGATAAGAATGAATGGAAAAAGCTGTATGGATATTATGTAAGGCTTGAAAGAAAGCGCGGTCTACAGGAAACTGCTCGACGGATGAATGCAGCCAGGACCATCCAGAAAGAATACAGGGCGCGTATGGAGAAAAAGAAGGCCCAAACTGCATATTCAGCATCTGTTCGACGGACGAATGCGGCATTTGCGAACCTAGAGAAGGCCAAGCGGAACCTCGCCAAGACGCTCTCTAAACGCTAAAATTCGTGTGATGTCCCAGTCAGCGCCCCCTACCCAAGAAAAGGCAAACTAAAATGGAGGATTGCCCCGTGTGCTGCCAGGCGCTCGAGTGGTGGCCCACGTCTACGACCACATGCAACCACAAATTCCATAAAGACTGCCTTACCAAGTGGCTCGTGATGAGCAAAACATCGTGTCCCATGTGTCGGCACTCGCCCGTCGCCATCAAGACGACAACGTGTTCACGAGCCACGTGTCAGATGCCATCCCTAACAGGGCGTGGGATGTGCATCGACCACATGGTCCAGAGTCACTTCAACTTCATCCCGTGTTCAAGCTAAAAAATCTGAAATACTCTTTCTTAATTGTATTATGAAGAAAAGTACGTTTCTATGATACAAAAACTTTTGTACAATTTTCGCGTGTTTTTGGGTCCCTGG